CGTGTCGGCGTCGCTCACGGGGTGCTTCTCGATGTCGTCGAGCGCGCCCGTGATGAGCGCCGCGCGCTGCTCAGGGGTGCGCGCGATCATCGGGACGGGGAGCGCGGCGTTCGTGGCGTTCGCGATCGTCCACTCCATGGCGACGAGCGCGGCGGCGATCTGCTCTGCGATGTCTTGGGGGGTCATGTGTGTGTCTCCTAGGCCTTCGGCCGGATGGCTACGCCACCCGCGGAAATCCATGTCGGGGCGGGCGACGCGACGACGGTGCGAACGCCGCCCGCGAAAGCCGCTGCGCTGAAGTCGTGCGTGACGGTCCCGGTGGCGACCGTGGGGATCGTGCCGAGGGCGCGGTCCGCGCACGCCGCGACGAGGTCGGCGTCGCTGATCTCGGTGGAGTAGCAGCGGAGCGCGCCGATCAGCGCCGAGGTCGTCGGATAGAACGCCGGCGAAAACTCACTCGGGCCGCCGATGCGCAGCGTGTCCGCGCTCGACGGCGCCGTGTACGTGCCCGCGAGCGCTGCCACGGTCTGCACCGCAGCGCCGTTGACGCTGTAGCGGATGCTTTTGTCGGCCTTGATGCAGATCGCGATGGCGTAGGGCGCGCCCGCCGCTGCCTCCGACCCCGCGAGGCTCGTCTCGCTGCCAGCCGCGAGGCCCGCGAGGAAGACACCGACGCGCGTGCGCGCGCCCGCGTTCGAGCCGAGCGAGAGGTACCACCCGCGCGCCGCGGCCGCGGTCGTGTGCGCGGCGAATATCTCCGACCCCGTCGGCGTCGCGCCGGGGTAGAGCACGACGACGATGGACTGCCCAGGCCCGAACGCGGGCGACGCCGACGCGGCGCTCGCGGAGAGGCGATCAGCCTGCGCGAAGCCGAAGGCCGAGTCGCCGCCCAGGTAGAGCGCCGACGCGTCGTAAAGAGCGAGCCACGTCGGCGTCCCGCCGCCCGGCGTCACCCACACGGGGTCAGTGCCGTCGCTCGTGAGCACCTTCCCGCTGGTGCCGAGCGCGAGCCGCTGCCACGCCGCCGTGCCGCGCCGCAGGAGGTCGCCGCGCGCCTCGCTCGCGATCGTGAGGTCGCCGACGGTCGGGTTGGGGTACGTGCCGCCGAGGTCGCCGCCCGCTGCGCCCGAGGGCGCGCCGCCGCCTCCTGCACCCGCCAGCACCTCGCCGCCGTTGTCAGGGAGGCCGCTCATGACTCCTGCACCCCTGCGGCGCGGACCGCGAGCGTGCCGTCAGGCGTGCCGCCCGCCGTCGCGAGCGCGCGCACGCGCAGCCGGTGGAACGCGCCCACGCTGATGTGCGCGGGGTAGGTGCCCGACGTGTCCAGCGTGCGCTTGCGGTAGCCCATCGGCGTGGTGAGCACGCCGCCCGAGAGCGAGCCCGACACGTCGGCCGCGGGCTCCGCGGGGAGCCACACGGGCGAGGTCGCGGTGGGATCGAGGCACCCCTCGACGACGAGCGTGCACGAGGTGTCGGTGCCCTTCGCGTAGGTGAGCTCGAGCGTCGCCGACTCGTTGTTGCGCACGTCGAACGTGCCAGGGTTGCCGATCACCGCCAGCGCCGCGGTGAGGGTCTGCGCGGTGCCGAGTGCGACCGCCTTTGATTTTGAGATGCCCACAAGGCCCCCGACAGGGAGCAACGGCCCTTCGCGACGCGCCCCGTGGGCGGTGGAGGGCGATACAGCGCGACGCTACCACACCGGCGCGCGCGCGGGCTACGATGGGGCGTGTCTGTCAACCCCGACGTGGTCGACGCGTGGCGATACGGCCTCGAAGACGCCATCGTCGCCGTGGGCCCGCTGGGCTTCTCCGATCGGTTGGCGCAAGAGGTCGTCGCTATGACCGGGCGCGCCGAGGTGCGCGTCGCATGGTGCCGACGCGAGCGCGAGGCGTGGGAGGCGCGCCTCTGCGCGGGCATCGACGCGGCGCGGCGGGCGACGCCCGTCACGGTGGCCGAGATCCGCACGCGCAATGGCTGGCGCGTCGAATGGACGGTGCCCGCTAAAGCTCAGCCTCGACGAGCGCCAAGCACCCCAGCGACAGAAGCTGCCCCGAGCCCGGTCCCTTCGCCTCGCTCGTCACGCGCACCAGCGGCCCGTCGACGGGGATCGTGACGGCCTGGTCGAGCCACGCCCACGAGCCCGAGGTGCCCGGGAGCGTGACCGTGTGCGTGACCACGCCAGAGCCCGCGCCCACCCACGCAGCCGCCGTGATGTCGCCCGCCTCGACGTAGATGCGCAGCTCGCACGCGGTGCTGTTCGAAGTGCGGTAGCGCACGCGCGCCTGCCACGAGCCAGAGGTCGCGGTGCCGTAGAGCGCGCGCGGCGCGAAGTACCACGCCGGGTCTGTCGCCCCCAACCAGTCGATCGCGCCCAGCGTCGAGGCCTCGCGCGACCAGTGCGGCGTCGAGCCTGCCCCGGTGACGTCGTCGCTCTCGAGCCCGCTCACGCACCAGTGCTGGCGGTACCCTGCGCGGCCTGCCTTCATCACGGTGAACACGTCCTGCGTCCACGACTCGGCGACGAGGCGCCCGGTGCGCACCGCAGCGCCGTCAACCACAGGCTCGCTGCCGCCGACCGCGAAGGCCGCGAGGGGAGACTCCGTCACCGTCGCGCGGCGCACGCCCGCGCCCTTCGCCGAGGGCGTGACGGTGAGCTGCACCACGTCGGTGAGCGTGCCCGCTGTGACGCCCGAGACGTCGATCCACGCCACGAGTTCGCGCGGCGTGGTGCGCCCGCCCGCCGGGTTGAACAACTGCGTCGTGCCGTCGAGGTCGCCGTCGTCGATCATCGAGGCGCCCGACGGGAGCGAGACGGCCACGGTCTGGTAGCCGCCAAGCTCATCGCTCGGGTGAAGCTCGACCGCGAGCCGCACCACCTGGGCGCCCTCGCTGCGCACGTAGGGGATCTGCACGCGATGCGTGAGGCCTTCGAGCACCGTGCGCCCCGCGGGCCGCAGCGGAATCTGCGCTTCGCCGGTCTTGTGGAGGTTGTGGCCGACGACAAAGGCGCCCTCATCGACGAGGCGCGTGAGGCCGCCGGTGCGCACGGAGCGCCCGGTGCGGACGGTGGCGAGGGCGAAGGCCGACGCAGCCTGCGGGACGGGTGTGCTCACTGGTAGACCTCGAAGACGCTGATGGAGTCGATCCTGTCGGGGCTGCTCACGGTGTCGCTGTACCAGCCCACCCACACCCACGCGGGGCAGAGCGTCGTCGAGGCCGGTGCGCCGGTGCCGGATGCCCGCGAGCGCCACGACTCGGAGGGCCGCACGGGCGCGTCGAGGTCGAGCTCGATCTCGCTCACGTAGCTGCCCGCGCTGGGGGCGTCGGCGCGCACGAAGGCGCTCTTGAGCACCTGCGCGTGGAGCGGCGTGTCGCAGGCCGTGGTCATGGCCGCGACGATGATCTGCTCCGTGTCGCGCGTGCTCACGACCTCGGAGCTCTTGGTGTGCTGCACCACGACGCGGAGCTTGCGCGGGTAGAAGCCCGCTGGCGCGGTGCCGAGGCGCGTGTGCGAGAGCGCGAGCGGGCCGAAGTGCACCGACTCGGCGCGCGACCACGGGATCAAACGGAGCCGCGTCGCGTCGCCGCTCTCGTACGTCTCGAAGGGCGACGCCAGCCACGGCGCGGTGAATGTCGTGGCGAGGGTGATCTCTCCCGGGCCGACGTGGTGCCCCACGAGGCGCACGTTCCGCTCCGCGAGGTGCGAGAGGTTGCTGTGCACGATCATCGCGCTGCCCGAGTCGAGGGGCGCGCCGTCGGCGAGCCACCCCGAGGCGGCGGCGGGCGTAGGGATCAGCGCGGCCGAAATGCGCTCACCGATGCTCACGGCGCCACCTCCCGCGCCGCTTCCGCCGTGCTGTCGATCACCCGCGTTGTGTCATCGCCGACGTACATCCAGTCCTCCTGCGCGGCGATCACCACGCTGTAGGTCGCGAAGCGCAAGTCGACGATGGCGCCCGCCGCGATGCGCGCCTGAATGCCCGCGCTCATCGGCGATGCGAACTCGACCGAGCGCGCGCCGTTGCTCACCACGGTGATGGTCACGCCAGCGTCGATGACGGGCACGGCCTCGCGCGAGATCAGGTCGCACTTCATGCCCGCGACGAAGTCTTCGACGTCCTCGCCGCCGCTGTAGCTCGACGAGCCGTTGACGTAGCCCGGCGCGCGCACGCTGACCTTCGACGTAGTGAGCTGCGCGTTGACGCGAGCGCACGGCGCGTAGGGGTGCGACGTGTGCCCGAACACGATCGCGTCGACGGTGAGCACCGCCGCCCCGAGGTCGACGTCGCGCGCGACCACCACGGCCCGGGTCGACGAGAGGCCGCGCCCGCCCGCGCCGTCGGGCAGCATCCACTCGCTCGCGGTGAGCTCGCGCCCGAGCTCGAGCGTGGCTGTGTGCTCGCCCGAGAGCTTGACGCGCACCACCGCGAGGGGTTCGCCCCACAGCTCAAGGCGCCCCATCACACCGCGCGCGAAATCCTGCGGGTCGCCGATGGGGCTCGCCTGGTCGTCGAGGCCTGCGAGCTCGACGCGCACCTCGCGGCCGGGCCCGTAGCGCGCTCGGCTTTGCGCCTGGGTGCCGTTGATCTGCAGGTCGGGCGACTTGAAGCTCACCCGGTTGGCGAGGCCTTCCTGCCACCGCGACCACGTGGGTGCACCGATGATGTCCGCGCGCGTGATCGTGAGCGCCGTCGAGGCCTGCGCGTCAGGCCAGCCCCACGCATGGAGCGCCAGGCGTCCCGAGCGCAGCACGGGCGAGCACCCGTGCAGGAGCGAGCACTCCGTCACCACGTCGCCGAGGGTGCGCTTGCCGTCGAACAGCCAGTCGCGCGCGACGCGCAGACCCGCGCTCGCCTCGGCCACGGCGTCGATCGCGCTCCAGTCCCAGTCGTCGGCGAAGGTGTCTTCGCAGAGCTTCACCACCGAGGCCCGCAGCGCGTACACCCAATGGTCGGTGCGCACGCGGTAGATGGACGCGATCGGCGGCGGGTCGCGCAGCACCGGGATCACGTCGTCTGCCGTCATCTCGACGCCCGGCTTGCGGGGCAACAGGTTCACCAGCCCCGCCACGCGCGGCCCGAGCGAGCCCGAGTCCGTGGCCGTCACGTCGGTGAGCACGAGCTGGTAGCGCTCGCTGTGCTGGCACCGCAGCGCGGGGGTTTCTGTCGTGGTGTACGGCCCGTCGGTGGTCGTGGTGATCGTCCACGAGGTGTGCAGCGTGTCGAGGCTCGTGACGAGCACGGTGGTCGTGGTGTTCCACAGCGCCAGGTACAGCACCGACGGGACCTCCGTCAGCACCGTCGAGATGGTCTGCCGGGTACCGCGCGCCTCCGAGAGCACGCTCGGGTAGTTCTTGCCGCCGAGAGTGGGCGCGATCGTGAAGATCGGCACCGTGGCCGTCAGAACGTCGGCGTCGAGGCGCGCCTCGCTCCCCGCTCGGCCGATCGCGAGGTTGATGCGCGCGCCGGCCGTGGTGGTCTGCGATGCGAAGGCCGTCTCGTGGTGACGAGAGAGCGCCGACCAGTCACGAAATGGCCCCCTGCTTCGTGCGGCGCCGCGCTGCACCGTGCCGCTGATGGTCATGGTGAACGACGTGGTCAGCAGCGCGCCCGCGCTCGACGAGGCCGTGGTGCCGTAGCCCACCGCACGGGTCGACCCCAGGGCGCCGCCCACGGGGTTGCCGCGCTGCACCGTCCACAGGTGGTCGCAGGCGAGGTCATAGCGCGCGCCGTCCTCGGAGAGCGCCGGGGCCCGCGTGGCGTAGCCCACCCACAGCAGCGTGCACACGCCCGCCGAGTCGACCGCCCACAGGCAGACCTTGCGGCGCGTCACCCACGGGAACTGCGCGAACACCTCGGGGTAGAGCGCCTGCGCGCCGTCAATCGTGTGTGCCTTCGCGCGCGTGCCGTAGTACCCGCGGCCGCCCGTCGCGACCGTGATCGTGTTCGTGACGCGGCTGGCGCAGTTGATGGCCTCGCCCTCGATCCACGCGACGCCGGGGATCGTGAGCACGGCGCCGCTGCCCACAACGAAGGTCGTCGCCGTGGCGCTCATCGAGGCCGCGAGCGGGGTGCTGGTCACGCTCGACGGGGCCCGCGTCGCGAGCCACGCCAACAGCGGGCGCGTCGCGCCGTCGACCGTGGCGGGCGCGTCGTGGAGCTGAAAGCGCAGCGAGTCGACGTCGAGCTCGCCGTCGAGGGGCTTCGCGCGCTCGGCCCACCGCACCGCGGGGCGCACCAGGAAGCCCGCGGCGACCTCAGCAGGCGAGGGCCACAGGGGCGACGACGACGTCAGGGACGGGAGGCCCGGGGTGTCGGTGAAGGCCCAGGGGCACCCGGCGATGGTCAAGGCATAGGCGCGAAAGGCCACGATTACCGCGAGAGCAACGCCCGCGCGCGCCTGCGTTCAGGGGGCGGGATGACGGCGCGAGCCTACCACGGGCGCCGACGTGCGCGGCATGAGTCACTCGCGCGGGCACACCGACGCCCTCACCTTTCGCGTTTCCTTGGCGGGGAGCGCTGCGAAGGGCGGAGACGTTGGGGCGCGCGCTGGTGGCCGAAAGACGACAAAAGAACCACAGCGCGAACGCGGAGCGACTATCACCGCGCCTGCGTCGCTGGTCAAGCCGGTGACATTGCCGCGGGGTCTCGCGTACCGTCCCGCCCATGCGCACCCTGCTCGCCGCCCTCTGCCTGTGCCTCGCCGCGTGCGGGGCTGAGTCTCCGACCTCCTCGACGGGCGACGCCTCGACGGCGACCGATGGCACAGCGGACGCGCCAAGCGACGGGCCCGTGCGCAGGTGCTCGAACGAGCAGGCCTTCGTCGGCGGGCGCTGCGTCGCGGCGACGGCTCGCGACTGCGCCGGTCGTCGGTGCTTGAGCAGCCAGAACTGCTACGTCACGTTCGGCGCCGCCGGCGAAGACGACGTGGCCGAGTGCCTCTGACCTACAGCGACGCTTCGCCCGCAAAGAGCACCTCGAAGGCCCACGACCTCCGCGCGTCGTAGCCCGCCCGCCACAGGCTGATCCGCTGCCCCGCTGCCGCGTGCTCGGGTGCGAGGTACACGAGCTCGTACGTGGTGACGGTGCCAGCGACCAGCGCCGCGAGGTCGCCCCAGGTCATGGCGCACTGCATCCCGAGGGCGGTCGCGTGCGTGTCGAGGGCGCTCCACGGCGCCGCCTGCGCGGGCTCGCTGGTGGCCGGTGACAGCCAGCGCGTCGACACCGGGAACGCGGGCGTGCCCGACGCGCCGAGGCTTGTGCGAACCGCCCACGTCTTCGGGAGCGCGGTGAAGGTCGCCGACCGACGCAGCATCGCGCGCCCGTCGCTCCAGCCGTAGACCGCGCCCGTGGGCAGCGCGGCACCGGCGAAGCGCGCGGGCCCGTCGATCCAGCCGCCGTCAGGGTCGCAGGCCGACGCGAAGACGCAGTGCGTGGGCAGGTACGTGCCGTCGAGGCTGGCGTTCGCCGAGAGCACCACAGGGCTCGTGTGCCCCAGCAGCGCCGCGAGAGGCGACGGGAGCGTGAGGGTGCCCGTGCCCGTGCCGAGGTAGGAGATGCGCACAAGGCCAGTGGACTGGAGCCGCGCGCGCCACTTCGAAGCGCCGAGCGCCGTCTCGATCGCGAGGAGCAGCTCCGCGGGGTCGGTCGCCGTGCCCGTGCCCGTCGAGGGCGCGAGAAACGTGCGGTAGTAGGCCGCCGCAACGACGCGGTTGGTGGGCCCGCCGCGGTCGTCGGTGGTCGTGCACGTCACCGAGCCGGTGACCTGGAACGTCTGCGCGAACAGGTAGCCCAGCGGTTCAGCCATGTCAGTCGAGCCTCGGGAGGTAGCCGTGCACGCGCGCCTCGGTCATGCCGCGCGCGATGCCTTGGAGCACCTCGTGCCGCGTCTCGAAGATGGCGCCGCTGACGGCGATGTTGAGCACCAGGGGCCCGCTCTCGCGGCGATCGGGTCGCGCCGCTGCATCGGGACGCGCGCCGACGCCTGAGCCGGTGCTCGAGGGGGCGGTGCCCGCCGAGGCCGTCGAGGCCGTCGAGGGGCGCGTCGCGACGATGGCCATTCCTGCGACCGCGCCGACCGCTGCCCAGGCGCCAGCCGCCGCGAAGGCCTGCCCCGCGCCGGGATAGTTGAAGCTCGCGAGGTGCCCGATGCCGAGCGCGGTGTTCTTGAGGACCTCGACGATGGCCATCTGCGCCACGCTCTTGAGCGTCGAGCGCAGCATCTCGCCGATGGCCTGGTCGAAGCTCTTGGCGCCGTCGAGGGCGGCGACCGCGGCCTCGGCGAAGCCCAACGCCATGCCCTCGGCGACGGTGGCGAGCTTGTCGCCCATCTCCGAGAGCGCCGAGGTGTTCTGCGCGGTGGCCTGGGTGAGCTCCGTCGTTGAATGCGCGAGCGCGGTCTGAATCCCGATGCGCTGCCGCATCAGGTCGTTGACCTCGCCCGTCGAGGCGCCTGCCGCGCGCGCGAGTTGCTCTTCGCGCTCAGCCTCGACGAGGAGCGCGGCGAGGGCCTCCCGCTGCTCGCGCAGCACGGTCACGCGCTCGCGGCGCGCCTGATCCTGCCCAGCGCGCGTCGTCGGGTCGAAGTCGCCCTGACCGCCGCGCCCGACGCCGAGTTGCGCCTCGCGCGAGCGCGTCTGCAGATCGATGCCCTCGGCGCGCCCGGCGATGGTGCCGCCCTGCGTGGCGGTCACCTGCGCGAGCTGGCGCTGCAACGACGCCACGAACGACGCCGCCCACTCCTGCGAGACGGGGGCGCCGCGGGCGTTGGCGAACTGCTCGTCGAGCGCGCGGGCGTTGGCCGCGTCGTCGAAGCCCGCGGCCGTCGTCGAGGTCGACGCGCGGTTGCGGCGCGCGATCTCAGCACGGCGCGCGGCCTCGGCGGCGGCGGCGGCGCGGCGTGAGGCTTCGGCGGCGGCGGCGGCGCGGGAGGCGACGGCGTTCGCGACCTCGCCCGCCACATCCGCCGCCGAGCTCATGCCCGTGGCGCCTTCGATGCCGAACGACGGCAGGCCCGCCGTGCGCGCGTCGAAGCCCCCGCCGAAGAGAGCCTCGGCGCCCGCCGCGGTGCGTGACGTTCCCGCTGCCCTGCGCGCGTTGATGTCGCGCGTGAGGGCCGCGATGATGCGGGCCTGCTCCGCGCCGCTGGCCTGCGCGATCTCGCCGGGCATCGGGAGACGCCGCGTGTCGATGCCCGCCGCGCGCGCCTGCGCGACGAGGGGTCCGTACTGCTCGACGAAGGCACCGCTCGCGCTCTGGTTCTGCTGTCGCCCTGCGTCCACCTCGGAGCGCAGCCCGACAGCCTCGCGCAGCGTGCCCACCACGGCGTCGAGCGAGGCGTCCCACGCGCTGGTCGCGCTGGCTGCGTCGCGGATCCACGAGGCCAGTTGGCCGAAGAAGTCGCGCAGCCCGATCTCTTCGGCGACCACTGCCGAGAGGCGGTCGTTGGCCTCGGAGAGCGCGCGGTTCAGGTCTTCGTGCGCCTCGGAGAGAGACTGCGCGGCGACGCCGCTCGCGCCCGCCTGCACGGTGAGCTGGCGCAGCGCCTCGCGCATCGCGTCGCCCGCGGCCATGCCCGTCTGCAGCCGCACCCCGAAGCGCGAGAGCTCCTCGCCCGGGTTGATGAGCTGGTCGGTGAGCTGCTCGAGCGCCTGCCCGACCTCCGTGCCGGCCGCGCGTGCGTACTCTCGGGCCCGCTGCGTCACCGCCGCGAGCTCCTGCGCGCTGAGGCGCAGCCCGGCCTGCGCGGCGCGCTGCGATACCTGCGCGGCCTGCTCGGCGCTGACGCTGCCAGCCGTCGCGCGCCGCACCTCGTCGTAGGCGCCACCCAGGGCCGCGAGCGCCGCTGCGTGGCGGTCGCTGCGGGCGGCGGCCTCGGGCATCGCCTCGATCCACTGCGTCACCGCCGAGACGCCCGCGCTCATGCCGCCGCGCGCCGCCTCGTTGAACACGCTCGCGAGGGTGTTGACGGCGCCGCCGGCGTGGTCGCTCGCGGGCTCAATCCCGGCGATCTCGCGCGCCGCCTCCCTGGCGCGGTCGGCGAGGGTCTTCACCTTCGGGGCGGCCCCGTCGGCGCCCTTGCCGGTGTTCTCCATGCCGTCGCGCGCCTTGCGCGCACCACGCTCGACGTCGCCGAGGGTGCGGTTGAGCTGCGAGAGTTGCGCCTCGAGCGCGGTGATCGCGGGATCTTTCTCAGCCACCGGAGGCCTCCTTGGGCTTGCGCTTCATCCGCTCGAGGTCGTCGGCCTCGCGGGCCCCGAGGGCGCTCGCGAGCTCGTCGAGGGCGTCGACCACGGCGCCGCTCGGATGGGGGCAGCGCAGAGGCAGCGCGCCCGCCTTCATCCACCGATGGAGGCGCACGAGCTCGTGGGCCTCGGCGGTGCGCGTGTAGTGCCCGGGGCAGGTGCGCACGTCGTCGGCATCGCAGCCCGTGAGCGAGCGCACGCGGTCGAGGGCCGTGCGGTGGTCGTCGTCGAGGGTGTCGGGGTTGATCGCGCCGCCCTTCGTGCGCGGGCACCGCCACGCCTTCTGGCAGGTCACGGCATCACCCGCGAGCACCTTCGCGCCGCGCTCGTCGGCCATCGACGCCGCCTGCTCGGCGAGGTCGCAGCCGCAGGGCGCGAGCGAGAGGGCCTCGGTCAGGCCGTCAGAGCCGACCCACCCCAGAAGCCGAAAGGGCCTCGGGCACCCCGCGGCAGCCGGCTGTGCGTGAGGATCGTCTCGCCCATCTCCTGCACCACCTCGGCGCCGAAGCGATCGGCGATCTCCTGCGCCCACGCATCGGGCGCCATCGTCACGCCGAAGTCGGCCTTCGACGCCACGAACGTGCCCTTCTCCTTGGGGGCCACGACCACCAGCGGGTCGCCGGGGATCTCGACCATGTGGCACCCCGCACGGAACGCGAGGATGCGCTGCGCCGACCTCGGGTACACCACGTCGACCACGTTGGCCATCCAGGCCATCGGCAGGCGCCGCAGGTGAAACCACACCGGCGTGCCGCCCTCGACGAAGCGCAGGAGCCCCTCGTCGCGCGTGCGGATGTACTCCGAGCCGAGGCTCTCCGAGCGATCGGGCGTCGGCCCCATCGCGAGGATGTCGAGGGCAGGGTCGAGGCTCGAAGGGCTCCATCGTACGACCTTGAGCACGGGGGCGAGGGGCGAGGCTGACATCGGGGGGCTCCTTACGGGATGGACGGGTGACGGCGCGCGCTCAGCCGAGCGCGAGCAGGAACGGGGCTTCGCTCATCTCTGTGGCGGTGCCGGTGCACTGCTCGGAGATCTTCGCGCGGAGCGAGACCTTGACCTTCGTGAGCTGCCCTTCGCCCTTCATGACCTCGGGGTAGGCGTCGATCACGCATTGGGGCGCGGACACGACCACGAAGCGGCGGCCGCCCGCGCTCGGGTCGACCTTCACGATGAACGTGAAGTTGAGCTCCGTCTGCGCCGCGTACCAGGTGAACACATCGGTGTTGTCGGGCAGCACCAGCTCGATCTTCGCGAAGGTCTCGATGAGGTTCTCGCCGCGATGCACAGCGCGCTTGCCTTCGAGCGTGCCCGTGAGGCTGGTGAGGTGCACGTTGCCGAAGTTGAGCGCGATCGAGACGCTGTCGACGGCGGTGTTGACGCGCGTCGTGGTGCTCGTCGCCTGCAGCCAGCAGATCGAGTTGCGCACCGCGAGAGGCGCGGCGAGCGTGTCTTCGCTGCGCGTCACTGCGTAGGACAGCGACGACGGGCCGCTGAAGGTCGCGGCGGTGAGGTTCACATCCATGACCGCGAGGGCGTTGCGCTCGAACTTGAGCGCGGCCGACCCGGTGCAGCCAAGCATGGTGTACTGCCGCGCCGTGTTGAGGCTCGACACGCCCACGCTCATCGAGAGCGAGTTCGCGCTGGTGGGGTAGTACGTGTTGAGGTTCGAGATCGCCTGCGACGTGGCGGGCGTCGCGGAGAGGTACGGGTACAGCGTGATGTCGTCGGTCGAGCGCGAGCGCACCTGCGCGACCTCGAAGCCGTACGACCCATCCGTCTCCACCGCGATCATCTGCCCGATGGGCATACGCGAGCCGTGGCCGCTCGCGACCGTGACGGCGCTCGCGCTGGTGCCCACTGCGACGGTGGAGCCCGCGGCCACGGACTCGCCGCCGAAGAGGGTCTTCAGCACGATGCGCAAGGGGTTGGCGCTCGTCGCGTCGGGCGTCGCACCCGTGGCGTTCACGGTGGCGGGCGGCTGGAGGTAGTAGGAGAACTTCGCCGTGCCGCCCTTGTTGCCCTGCAACGGGGTCTCGGCGTCGAACACGCGCGGCGAGAGGGTCTTCGCGTCGACGCTCTCTTGCGTCGGGACCACCTCGACGGAGTCGGCGACGGGCCACGCGCGATACTCCGTGCCGAGCGTGCCCATGCCCGACTCTTGCGAGACGTAGAAGGCGCCGATGTGGCCGTGGTGAATGTGGTCGAGCGGCGAGATGGTCATGGTGTGCTCAGAGCGGGGGCGCGTAGCTCGTGTGGAGCGTCGCGCGGGTCATGAGTGCGAAGGTCTGCTCGTAGATCACGCGGTCGTCGGCGACGATCTGCGACGGCTCGCCGTCGGGCGCGCAGTCGATCACCACGGGGTCGAGGCCAGCCCACGAGGGCTGCCAGCCGATGCAGTCGCGCACGGCTTGGAAGTCCATCGCGGCGCGGTCTTCGATGGCGCCGAGAGTTCCTGCCCCCGAGGCCTCGCCCGTCGCGTCGATGCTCTCGTCGCCCTCTGCGGTGAGGAAGTACGCGATGCGCACCACGAGGGGGTAGGTGCTCAGGTCGCGGCCCGTAAGCGGGTTGCGGTAGCCCTCCGTCGGCGTGGCGCCGCCGATGACCACCTGCGCCGCGCGCTCGATCACGTTGGCCTCGACCGCCTCGAGCGGGAGACCTGCGTGCGCGCGATGGAAGCGCCCGGCAGCAAGCGTGTGGTCGGCGTCGGCGCCGTGCTCACCGAAGAGGATCGCGTAGGCCCGCGCGCGGTGTGCCTTCGTGAGCGCCACGCTACGACCTCACCAGCGGGAACCCGCGCCACTGCCCCGCGCCCGTCGTCGCGGCGCCGGTCTGCGCGGCGTCGTACGCGAGGCCCGACAGCGTGACGTTGAGCTCCTGCTCGTACCGCGCGCGCATGTCGTCGCGGTACGCCACGGCGTCGGCGCCCGCGGTCTCCGCGAGCAGGGCTCGCACGAGGTAGCCGTGCGCGCGCTTGAGGTTGATGGTCCCGGCGAAGCCACCGGGCACGCGGTCCTTCGTCGCCAGGTCGTCGCAGATCCGGTCCCACGCCTCGTCGATGAGGTCGGGCAGCCACAGGTCGGCGGGCATCCGCTTCGCCACGGCCGCGTCGAGGGCGCGCACGTCGGCGAGGGTGAGTTCGCTGCGCGGCGTCCAGCGCACCACGTCGAAGTCGATCGCGACCACGTCGAGCGTGTCGGGGTTCGTGAACTCCGCGCGGCACCCCCGCTGCGCCCTCGCGGTCGACGCCGTGGTGAGCGCGATCGACAGGAGCGTCGACACGAACGTGGCGCCCGAGGCCATCGCGCGGCGCAGCGGGGCCGCGAGCGTGACCACGAGTGAGGCAATGCCCGACACCGTGACCATCTCGCCGCCCGCCGACTCTGCACCGCCGACGAGGTAACGCTGCCCCACGGCGACGCCCGTCACGCTGGTGAGCGCGAGCGTGCGCGCGCCGGCCGAGGCCGCCGCCGTCGTCGTGGTGTTCGCCGCGCCGAGCGTCGGCGTCACGTCGGCCTGCAGCACATCACCACCCGGGCCGACGACCTGCACCGACGACGCGAGCGACGCCGAGGGGCGCGCCGCGAGCGTCGTGGTGAGCGTGGCCGTGCGGTTGAGCGTGGCGAAGCGCATCAGGCCGCCCGCGCCTTGCTGCCGGGCTTGGCCGTCGAGGGCGTGTCCTCGGCTGCGCGCGCGACGGGGATCTCTTCGACGAGCCACGCGAGCTGGCCATCGCGGCGCACCTCGCGGGGGGCGATGCCCACGCCCCACTGCTTGAGGATCGTAACGGCGTCCTCGAGGGGGAAGATCTCGCCGAGGCGGGAGACGCGACCGAGGCGGTAGAGGTCGCGCCCGCGCTGGGCGCGCGCCGCACGCGCTTCGGCGCCCCACTGCGCAACCTCGACCGCGTCGGCCTCGGGGCCGAGGTCGCCGCCAAGCGTGCCCAGCTTCACCACGAGCTTGCCAGCGTCCTTCGGGTCGAGCTTGCGGCCCTGGGGGTCGAGGGCGGGCGGGGTGCCGTTCTCGACGAGACGGAGCCGCCAGCCGTCTCGGCGCTCGAACAGCGCGCCACCCTCCCCGTCGTCGTTGCGCTTAACAAGCGTCAGCGCGATCTGCTGCGTGCGCCCGTCGCTGCACGCGATGATCGCGGTCAGCAAAGGCGCGCCGTCAGCGACGAGGCGCTTGATCTCGCTCGCGACGTAGGCCTTGCGCTCCAGCTCGGTGCGGCCTTCGAGGCGGTACCATTCGGCGCAAAACTCGGGGAGGATGGCGGTCACGTGGGCTCTCCTGCGGTGGACGGGTGACGGTGGACGGGTGACGGTGGACTGAGGCCGAGGGCGTTAGACGCCCGTGACCTCGACGACGACGGTGGTCGCCGAGAGGTCGGTGGTGCTGGCCACCTCGGCGTCGCTCGCCGCCGAGAGGTCGCGGATCTTCACGACGGGCGTCGAGGGCGCGTAGGAGGCCGCGGGCACGAAGCTCAGGTGGTACTTGTCGCTCGCGGCGGGCGACACGCCCAGGCGGGCGACGCCGTAGACCTTCGTGAAGCCGCCGCCGGTGACGGCGCTGAGGTCGAGCACAGAGCCGCCCGTGTCGTACGAAGCGGGGAGGGTGAGCAGGAGCGTCGCCTTGCGGGTGTTGGCGTTGAGCTCGTTGCTGAGAACGGTGGTGACGGTGATGGCGCCCATGGTCGTGGTTCCTTCGGGCCGATCAGGCCGTGATGCCGGTCAGCTTGTGGTGCTTGTTGCGGCGAGCGACCTTGAGGGCGCCGCCCATCGAGACTTGCCACTGGGTGTTGTCGTTGACCTTGGCGAGCTGCTCGACGCGCAGGTCGCGGATGGTCTCGAAGCCGACGCCGCCGTCGGTAAAGTCGAGCCAGTACATCTCGGTGCTGGTGATGCCGTTGATCGACACCAAAGGGATGCCGTTGAAGCTCGGCTGCGCGCGGAGCATTCCGATGTCGACGCCGCCCTGCTGCGGGAGCACGAGGCGCGTGGGCGTCGAGCTCGCCGACGGGCCCATGATGCGCAGGTAGTTGGTGATCTGGTTGGGCGCGCAGAGGATGGCGCTCGCCACGCTGTTGTAGGGCGCGGCGCGCAGGACCTCGTGGGCGTCCTCCATGACGGCAGCGGTGAGCGCGCCACCGACGGCGGTCTCGGCGCTCGCCCACGTGCTGTAGCTCGACGCCGAGAGGCCCGCGTAGGTGCCGGTGCTGTCGACGATGGACGCAAGGCCGCGGTCCTGCGTCGATCCGAGCAGGGTGCTCTCGAGCAGCACGTACAGGTCTCGCACCGCGTTGGCGAGCTCGGCCTGGGCGATGTCCTCGAAGGCGCCGCCGGCGGCGACTTGATCGAGCAGGTGGCCGGTCACGGCCACGGGCACGCGGATGTAGAACGGCGACAGCGACGCCTGCGCAAGCGTGCGCGTGCTGTTGCTGCCCATCGCCTGGTTCTCGACGAAGATCTCGGCGCCCGTCGAGGTCGCGTACTGCACCGCCCACTTGAGGGGGGTGCCGCCCGACGGGGGGCGCATCAGCCCCTGGTTGACGAGGAGGTTGACGAAGTCCGTCGGCCTGCTGACCAGGTCGACGGGGACGCCCATGATGTTCGGGCGAAGGACCGGAGAAACGCCTGCGAGAATCTGAGTCATGCTGGTGTCTGCCAGCGGTGGCCCCCTCGCGCGGCGAGGCCGGGGAGGGCGTGGAGCTTACTGTGCGAGACGGAAGCCGCGCTTGGCTGCAATGGCGCGCGCGAGCGCCGTGGCGCTGTCGTTGTTGCTCATGTTGAGCGGCGTGCCCTGCACCGGCGCGGTGATCGTCGAGGGCGCACCGCTGCCGCCGCCGGGCACCGCGGGTTTGAGCAGGTACGGCTTCGAAGCGAGGAAGCGCGCGATGGTCTGCTCGCCCGTGGTGCGCGGGTCGCCCTTGGCGATCACCTTCCCGTCGTCGGTCACGTCGAGGTCGCCGCCGACGAGCTGCGCGACCACCGCGGGGTCGATCGCGCCAGCCACGAGGGCCACGCGGTCGATCTCGGCGCGGATCAGCGTCGCGCGGTGCTTGGCCTCGAGGGCGTCGAAGCGCCTCGCGAGGTCGTCGTCGGCCTTCGTTGCGGGCTTCTCGTCGGCCTTCGTGGCGGGCGCTGCCGGGGCCGCCTGTGCCGCGGGCTGTGCCACTGCGGGCGCCGCGAGCTGGCCCTGCTGCGGGAGCCCAGCCATGCGCAGGAGGTCGGGCGGCAGGTGCACGTTGACGGTGGTGTTGCCGGGCGCAGCAGTCGCTGCGGGGGCCGCGGGCTGCGCGGCAACGGGTGCGACGGGGGCAGCGGTGGTTTCGCTCACGTACGCGAGCGTGGCACAAATCGGCACACGCTCGCAAGTCTCACACGCCGGAAAGTCGCGTCGCACCGCAGAGGTAGTAGCGCGCGACGTAGAGGCCTGCGCCGTCGTCGTGAGCCTCTACCCACTCGACGCACGCGGCCCGCGACGCGGCGGGCTTGATCGGCTCGCGCGTGTCGGCGCGCACCGCGCACCACCCGTGGCGATGCGGCGCGAGAGGCCGCCATGTAGACCCGTCGCCGTGCAGCGCGATGATCGCGCGCGCTTCGTCGAAGCACCCCCGCGCGCCGTCGTTGTCGAGGTCGGCGAGGCGCGCGATGCCCTCGGCCATCTTGAGCCCCATCGCGAGAACTTCGTCGTTGCTCATGCGCCGCAGCCTAGCCCGCCATTGCGCGGTCTGCGTCGGCGCGCGCGCCCTGCGCGAGTCGCGCGGCGTCGCAGGGCAGCGAGTAGACCGACGCCGTCGTGATCGGCTCGCGCCCGACGCGCGGGAGCACGATGTCGTAGCGGCGCGTCGAGGCGGCCGCCCTCGTCGAGCCCGGCACGGCCACGGGGGCGAGGGTGACGCGCGCGCCGGGGAGGGCGTAGCGCAGGAGCTGCTCGACCTCGTCGTGCGAGCGCACGAGGCCATCGTCGGGGGTCGTAATCATCGCGTGTTCCTCACGGTGGCGCCCTTCACGTCGCGGTAGAGGGCGCCGGTGTCTCGGCCGATCTGCGTCGAGCCCTTGCGCTCGATGGTGCTCTTCGCGAGCGGCTTCATCTTGATGTCGCCGCCGCTGTTCGCGAGGCGGTAGACGAGGTGCTTGCGCCACGCTTCGCCCGCCGCGAGCCAGGGCAGCGTGATGGGCGCCTTGCCCTTCATGACCTTGAGCAGCGCGCCCGTGAACGCCTCGTCCATCTTCGAGATGAGCGTGTCGTTGACGGCGCGGAAGTCGCGGCCGCCCGAGGCCATCCACTTGAGCTTGTTGAGGCTCAACTGCTCGAGCTCGATGCCCACGCCGGGCACCTTGCCAATGCTCTCGCGCGCGAGCCTCGCGGCCTTCGCCACGTCAGCGATCGACGAGAGCCCGCGGATCGGGACGAAGGCCATCGGTCATGCTCCTTGCGCGGGCGGCGCGATGGGCGCGGCGCGCAGCTCGGCGGTGATCGCGTCGAGCTGGGCCGGGTCCAGCGTGATCGCGGCGTTGACGCCTTGGCGCAGCACCTCGACGACGCCCTCGGGGCCCATGCGCTCGACGAGGCCCGACTGAAACAGCAGCAGCACCGAGGCCAGCGCCTCGGCGGGGTCGCGCTGCACGAAGCGTTGCGGGTAGGTCGTCGAGGCCTCTTGGGGCGACAGGCCAAGGAGGGTGGCGCACAGCGCGAGGGCGCGCTTCTCGAAGCTCTGGAGGTTCTGCGCGAACTTCATCGCCCGCGCCTCGAAGTCGCGCGACCGCACCCGCAGCGCCTCACCCGACTGCACCTGGGCGCTCGCGTCGGCCTGCACCTCGAGGCCGCTCACTCGGTAGGCCAGCGCCACGAGAAAGGCGATGTGCGCGCGGATGTCGGCGAGAGGCTCCGCCGGGAACGTCACCCACGTGGGGGCGCCGCCACTCTCGGGCGCGGGCAGCGCCTGGTCGGGACCGACCTTCGCCGCGGTCTCCGGTTCGAGCCCGCCCTTCGACGCGGTGGGCACCGACAGAAACGGCGGCGCCCTGCGTTGAACGTCCTCGATCATCGACATGAGCTGGTAGACCTGCCGCCCGATGGCCGCGGGCGACGCCGCGAGGCTCTGGCCGCGGGGCACGCGCGATCGGCGCACGCGACGGTGGTACACGAACACCACGGGGAGGCGACCGCCGAGGGCCGAAGGCAGGGGGCCCGTGCGCGCCGGGTTGCGGGCCATGATCTCCGTGCGCGCGCTACCGACCTCCGTGCCAGCCGCGAGCGTGTGCTCGTAGACCGACCACGTCGCAGTGAGCACGCCCGTCGCGTCGTCGCGCTCGCTGCGCCACACCCACACGCGCACGTGCTGGGCGATGGCGGTCTCGTCGAGGGTGGCCTGGTCGGCGTAGGCGAACTCGCACACCCTGCCGTCGTCTTCGCGCAGCCACGCCCACGAGGCGAGGGGCACCACCGTGGCGCGCAGGCCGATGCCGGCGGCCTGCTCCTCGGCGCGGTTCGTGGCGTCGTTCCGCTCGGGCGCGTCGATCACCACCGCGGCGACGCCGTCGAGGGCAGCCGCGAGCGCGGCATCGCTGACGAGCTCGGGCCACGTCTGCCCGTCGCCGTCGAGGCTCGCGAGGTACGGCTCCAGCCTGCCCAGCGCGCGCGTGACGTTGGGCGTGATCGCGTCGAGGTACGCGTCGACGATGGGGCACGCGAGGTTGATGTACGTCGCGAGGCTCCTGCGCCGAGTGAAATTGGCCTTCGACTCGCCGGGCCACGGCACAAGGTACGTGCGCACGGTGCCGTTGCTGACCTCGACGGCCTGTTGACGCCCCTCGTCGGTGGTCGCGACGGTGTAGCCGTAGAGTGTGGCGGTGCCGAGGGTGGCCGAGCTCGGGCGCTCCCAGGCCTCGCCGCCCTCGTAGGCGTCGGCGAGAAAGAGGCTGTAGCCGCGGTTGAGATCGAAGACGTGGGCGTGGCTCACTGTGAAAGCTCCATGACTGCGTAGCGAAGCGCATCGAGCGCGTGGTCATTCTTTTTCTGGACCTGCTCGGTGAACGCACCGTCGCGGTCTTTGCGGCGCACGTAGCCTTCGAACTCACCGATAAGGTGTGGGCACGCATCGGAGATGTAGAGCGCGCCACGAGCTGGCCCTGCGCCGAGGCTGCGCTGCGACGCGCGCTCGTTGGCCCACTCGATGCGCGCCTGCACACGGCGCAGCCCTTCGGCGACGTCGTTGTTGGCCGCGTACACCAGCACGCCGCTCGCGCGCAGGAGGCGGGCGACGAGCGCAATCGCGCCGGGGTTTGACGGGTCGCAGAACGCGCGCTGCACGCGGTGGCGCTTCGAGGCGGTGCGCATCACGGGCACCCACCCCGAGGGCGTGTCGTCGATGCCCTTCTGCCGGTGCACCTCTTCGCCCACGACGTAGAGGTCGCCGCGTCCGTCGAGGGCGACGACAACGAAGGCGCCGTAGTTCGACCAGCCCCAATCGACGCCCGCCACGACCATGCGCCAGGCGCGCCCCTCGAGGGATGCCGCGGGCACCACGTGGACGTCGCGCGAGAAGCCCTCGTAGACCTGCCCGTCGACGGAGCCGAACTCCGCGTCGAGCCACTGCTTGCACCACGCGCGCGTCGCGCCGGGGCGCTCGCGAAGGTCGCGTTCGTAGCCCACGGGCAGGTGCGGGTTGTCGCGCGTACGGCTGCGCACCACGCGGCGGCGGCCGTCGCTCCACGAGAGTTCGTCGCCCGCGTGCGAGGCGTCGACGCCGGCGCCGAACATCTGCGCGGTCCAGTGCGTGCGGGTCTGCGGTGGCCCGGCGAAGACGTGGCGTCGCTGGCGGCCCGGGTACCCTCGGCGCACGCGCGCGAGGAGCACGTTGATCGGGTCTTGGCGCGTCTCGCGTGAGGCCTCGTCGTAGACCAGCCACGCCGCGTTGATGCCCTCGACGGACTTCGCGTCGACCGTCGAGCGCAGCCAGATGCGCGACACGCCTTGGTCGATGTGCAGGTCGATGTGCGGCCCGAAGAGCGGGTGCGAGCTCATGCGGTACCACGTCGACGGGATCCACCGCTGCCACTCCGTCACCCACGACTGAAACAGCAGCGGGAACGTCGGCGCGGCCACGATGCCTTCGAAGCCGGGGTGCGTCGTCGCGGCGAGCTGCAACGCCTCGAAGACCAGCGCCGTGGTCTTGCCCACAGCGTAGCCTGCGGCGTTCCACACGAACGACTCGGGCGCCTGGTGCACCGCCAGCTGCCGCGGGTGCGGCGCGTACTTGCGCACGATCGTGACGGGCGCGCTCACTCGGGCACCGCGTCGGGGTCGATGCGCGGTGTGCTCATGAAGCTGGGCACCTCGAGCGTGCTGCGCGCCCCGGTGCCGTCGGCGCGGTCGGCCTCGCGCTCAGTGATGCGGGCCTTCGCCTTCGCCGCGCGTGCCTCGGCGTTTCGCAGCGCCACGGCTGCGCGCCAGCGCATGATCTCGAAGGCAAGCTTCGGGTCTTGCTCCGCACCGGCCAGCACCAGCTTCGAGAGCTTGGTGTCGATGGCGGCGCTGGCCTTGTCGATCTCGGCCGCGAAGGCCGCGTAGGTGCGCGCGCCGATGTCGCTGCGGTCGCCCGCGTTCCACGCGCGGCCACGCTCCAGCCACTCCGCGCAGGTGCGCCACGGCACGCCGGCCGCTTCGGCGCAGTGGCGCATCTTGGCTCCGCTCTTCCGCGCGTCGATGATCTCGGCGCCGATGGCCTCGGTGAAGGTCGTAACCCCTCGCGCGATAGGTGCGGCGGGCGCCGTCTTACCGCGCGGCGCCACGATCCAGCCTCACCGCGCGCGCCGGGATCTTGCCCCGCTGCGCAGTCTTCACGTCGTCGAGCGTCGTGCACAGCGCCACGCCGCGGCCCGGCAGCGCCACGCGCACCACCTCGCCCGCGCGCAGTCGCTCTGCGGCGTGGTCGATCTCGGCCGCCCGCACATCGGTCGGCGCACCGTCTGTGTCAGCTTGTGCCATCGTGCGCCGAATGTGCCATGTGCCAGCGCTTTCTCGCAAGTCTCGCCCGGCCCTCATTCGGCATCTCCCGCCGAGGGGCCCCAGCCGCCCACGTCGTACGCGTCGGAGGTGGCGCCGCGGGCGAGCTCGCGGAAGATGCCGCGCCCGCTGTCGAAGGTCGCCTCGACGATCCCGCGCCGCGACGAGCGGCTCTTCTCGACCCTCAGCGTCACCTCGGCCACCGTGCCGCCGCCGATCTCCTTGTCGCTGTGCATCAGCAGCACGACATCGCTGTCATTCACCACCGAGGCGCCACCGAGCATGTCGTGCATCCCGGGCTTGCCGCCGCGGTTGCCCTCCTGCGTAAACTGATTGAGCACCAGCACGGCCACGTTGCGGCTCAGCGCCAGGCGCTTAAGGGTCTTCATCGAGGCGGCCACGAGGTCGTGCGCCTTGGCTTCGCGCGAGGCCTCGGGGTGGCGCTGCAGAAGCCCGATCCAGTCGACCGCGACGATGCGGGCCGCGGGCGAGGCGTAGGTGTAGGCGCGCACGTCGAGGGCCGACACGTCGCCCGAGCCATCGAAGTCGATCGGGAGCGCCGATCGGGCGTCGAGGGACTGCGCGACGGCCTGCAGCTGGTGAGCGCTCAGGCGCCCGTCGCGGATCTGCGCCTGCGTCAGCGCGCAGTCCCACGCTGCGTGCCGCGTGAGCATCTCGGCGCCGGACATCTCCAGCGACCACCAGAGCACCCGCGCAGGCGCCTCCCCGCGGGGCGTCGCGTGGGCCATGAACGCGCGGGCGTTGTGCTCGAGCACCTGCGCAAGCAGCGCCGTCTTGCCGCGCCCCTGCGCGCCCGCGATGGTCACCACCTGCCCCGCCGCGAAGCCGCCCGTGATGTCGTCGAGGCGCGGCAGGCCGAAGGTGAGGGGGCACACGTCGCCCGCACCCGCCGCCTCGATGCGGTTCCACGCTTCGAGCGCGTGCTCGCCGAAGGGCCGAGGGCCGCCGCGAAGGGTCATCTCCGACGAGGCACGCAGGGTGTCGAGGGCGCGCGCGATGGCATCGTCGGGCGACTCGATCGACCGCAGCTCGCCCCGGGCGCGCGCCAGCGCTGCGTCGACCCTGCGGGCATCGGCGAGGCGCCGCACGAGGCGCGCATGGGCCTCGAGGGCGTGGCCCGTCAGGATCTCGTCGGTGATCTCCGCGAGGTACTGCGCGCCGCCCACGGTGTTGAGGCGGTCCCAGCGGCGCAGCTGGTCAGCGAGAGTGCGGACGTCGAGCTCGACGCCGGCGCCCAGCACCGCCACGATGGCCGCGTAGATCGTGCTGTGGGCCGGGGTGGCGAAGTCGCTCTCGATCTCGACGCGGCCCTCGACGGCTGCCGGCCGAATGGCGCAGCGGAGGATCTGCGAGGCGCGGGCGAAGGTGCCGCGGGCCTGGGACTCGTCGAGCAGGATGGCGCCGAGGATGGCGCGCTCCGCCGAGGCATCGGTGAATGCGTCGCTCACGGGGTCTGGTCCTTTCGGGCGAAGGCGGGGCGGGCGGCGCGGATGGCGTCGATCGAGGCCACGGCCGCTCGCCGCTCCTCAAGCGCGCCCGCGCGCGTCTCTTCTTTTTGGGTTGGGACGGGCTGGGACGGGGCAGCGTCTACAGACGCTCTCGTAGACCGCTGGCGAGACGGTGCTGTAGACGCACCTGTAGACGCGTCTACCGTCGCGTCTCGTAGACGGCGTGTAGATGCGTCGGTAGACGGTGCTGTAGACGCGTCTACACGCACGCGTGACTCTCGCCACCGGCGCTGACGCTCCGTCTTGGCGGCGCGCTCCTCGTCGAGCTGGGCCCTCGTGGGCTGGTAGTCGGCCCAATCGTGGAAGGCGTAGCCGTCAACGGTGCGCTCAAGGAGCCCCGCCGCGAAGAGGGCCGCGACGGCGCGCTCCACGAGCTCTGCGGGCAGACGCACCGCACGCTGCGCCCGCGCGATGGTGAAGCGCCCATCGGTGCGGCGGCGCGCGCAGTCGCACCCCAGGTGCAGCCAGCACATCCACGCGGCCCCCAGGAGCGCCACATCGTCGCCGCAGGCCCGCTCGAGGCCGTCGGCCTTGGGGTGGTCGGGCAGCAGATCATCCACACGCAGCCAGCTCATCGTACCCACCTGCTCAGATAGAGACCCTGCCCCACAGCCCACGGCCGCAACTGCTCGACGCCCACAGCCTCGGCGGTGCGCGCCTTCACCCACGGCACGTCGCCCCAGGGCACCGCGGCCACGAGCTGGTGCTCGCGGAGCTCGACGACGAGGAGCGCCACGCCGCCGAGGAGCGCCACGCGCTCGAGGTCGTCTTGCTGGTGCTGCGGGATCTCGGCGCGCGCGAGCCTCGACGGGCGGCTCTTCGCTTCGAGCGCCAGCGCGCGCCCGCCGCGCAGCACGCCCTGAAAGTCTGCGGGCCCGTGCCCGACGATGCGCAGCTCGCGCCCGCCCGCGCCGGTGAACGCCACCGGTGGGCCGACGTGGCGCACGTGGGCGAGGCCTGCGAGGTGCGCCGCCGCGTGCTGCGACGTCAGCCACGTCTCGAAGGCTGCGCCCGCGTCGCGAGCAGCGTGCCCGCCCGCGACGCGCGCGCCGCTCTTGCGCTGGCGCGGGGGCAGGGGGGCGACGTCGAGGCCGTCTACGGCAGCGGCGCGCGCGCGGTCGATTGCGTTGGGCCGGGCGGCGATCATCGCTCACCCCGCGCCGCACGCATCCACGGCAGCCCATCGCGGGCCGCGGTTTCGAGGTCTTCGAGGGAGTCGTTCAGCGCATCGAGGTCACCGCCGTCGACGGCCACGCGGCGGGCCTGCGCGGCCACGGACTGCGCCAGCGACGCGATGCGCAGCCCCAAGCGCGCCCGGTGGATCGCGACGACGCGCGGGTCGCAGCGCCACGGCGGCGGGAGCTGGTCTTCGTCGCGCGTGTCGCCTTCGGCCGCGAGCGCCGCACCCGCGGCGTCGAGCACCACGGCGGCCGGGAGCACCGTCGCCCGCACGGGCGCGCGCCGCGGGTTCGCGTGATGGCCGCACAGCATACCCACGGTCGCAGCCGTCGGGCAGCCGGGGTGCAGACAGCGGGCGTGGCGAGGGAGCGCGCTCACGCGGCCCTCGTCGCGGTGCGTGCCCAGCCGCAGCCCGCGCAAGTGACGCGCACAGCGCCCTCGACGGCCGTGAGCTCGTCGGGCGCGTACGTTAGCGCCTGGTGCTCGCACTCCTGCGCGCGGTCGGCGCGGCAGAGGCGCAGCGCGTCGCCCTCGGGGTAGCTCTTCTGCGAGAGCGGGTCGCGCCACCAGTCGTCACGCGAAGAGCGGACCCAGCCGCGCGAAAGCAGCTCCTCGGTGGTGGGGTCGTGCGGGAGCTGAGCGGCCGCGCCCATCACGCGCGCCTCGCGATGCGGAGGAGCACGAGGTAGCCCATGAGGTCGAGCTCGACGTCTTCACCCGCCGAGGCCCCGCGCGCGAGGCGCGAGAGCTTGTCGTCGATGCGCACCAGCAGTTGCTCGATGGGCGTCGCGCGGGAGAACACCCGCACCGGCGCGAGCGCGCTGTTGCCGTAGGCGGCGTTCTTCGCGACGAGCATGGTGCCGAGCGCGTCGAGCTCGCTGCGCACCTTCGCCGCGAAGTCGGAGGCGGGGGCCTCGACGACTGCGGCCGAACTCTCCGAAGAAACCGGATGGTTCACCACGACGGCCGCGGGCTTCTTCGCAGGCGCCTTCTTCGACGCCGCGGGCTTCGCTGCGGAGACCTTCGCGGGCGGGTTCTCGCTCCCGTTCGCGACGCACCGCGCCGCGGCCTCTTCGTCGGTGAGCTTGTACTGCACGCGCAGACCCATCGCGGCCGTGCGGTGCTTGCGGCAGAACGGAACCAACGCAGGGGAGCACCCGCGCGCGCCGGCGGAAGGCTCGGCGCAGTCAGGGCGCGAGCACTTCACGCTCGCAACGACGTCGTCGACGGTGGGCGCAGCCTCGACACCGGACCCGCCGTGCGCGGCCTTCACGGCGGCCTTCAGGCCCGCGACGATGTTGGCGGGCGTGCCGCTCGCGAGCGACGTCACGACTCCGCCGCGGGCGATGCACGCCGTCCCGGGGGCCTTGCGCATCGCGAGCGTTGCGCGGCCGTGGTCGTCGCCGCACGCGAGGTGCAGCACAGCCACGCCGCTCTTCGGGTCGTACGTGAACACGTCGTATCCGCCCGTGGGCGGGTCGATGTGCGTAGGCTCGCGCACGCTCATCGCGGCCCCCAGGGCTGCGTCGCGACGCAGGCAGCAGCCACCGCGAGCACGAGGCCCGCGTAGATCAGCGCGCGCCCGAGCTCGGCGGCCGCGGGCTCGTTCGTCACGACCCACGCCCCGCAGAGCACGATCGCAGCGCCCCCGCACGAGGCGAGCACCAGCGCGAGCGTGTAGACGCTGGCGGGGATCGACGGGAGACTCTCGCGCGCGGGCCTCACGCAGCCCTCGTGGCGTCGGTGGCCGGCACGGCGTCGGGATCGACGACCGCGTCAGCGTCAACGATGTGCCCGAACAGCTCTTCAACGGTGGAACCCAACGCCCGCGCGAGCCGCAGCGCGTGCCCGGAGTTGGGCGTTTGCCCGCGCTCGATGCGGGAGATCGTCCCTTGCGGGACTCCCGAGCGTTCGGCGAGCTGCTCTTGATCGAGGCCCGCACGTCGGCGGGCAACGCGAACCGGCGAGTCGTGGTCGTCCATGCGCGACGGAATATGCATGATCGTTTCGGGATATGCAACATCGCATCGCGGTACTATGTTTAGATGCACCTATGCATACTCACTGTATGTTCAAGACGGATCGACTCCGTGAGCTTCGCGGCTCGCGCGGTCTCACTCAGGCCGTGCTCGCGGCCCGCGCTGGCACCACGCAGGGCACGCTGTCGCGCATCGAGAAGGGTGAGATCAAAGAGCGCCCCGACCGGCAGCTCGCGCGTCGGCTCGCGGCCGCGCTGTCGGTGCCGCTCTCCGAGATCTTCGACGACGAGGAGCCGGGCGAGGTACCCGCCGAGGCCCCCACTGCAGCGGCAAGCACGATCACCAGCATGGGCGCGTACGAGCGCGATCTGCTGAGCGCGGTAGATCCGGCCCGGCACTCCATCAGCGACCTCGTGGCTGCGCGCGCCGCGCTGGTCTCTATGGAGGAGCTCACAGGCTCGCCCGTCGAGCTCACCAGCAGCACGGCGCGGCGGTGGCTCGACGCGGCATCGGAGGTCCGCGCGATGCGCCTCGCGCAGACGGCGCAGTCGGTGACGGCGCGCTACGCCCGCGGCAAAGACTCGTAAAACAAGGCATTATTCGCGTTTATGCGAATTCGCATCAAACAGAATTGACGCCGCATATTCGGCGATGCATAGTGCCTTCACCGCAGCGCGCCACCCCACGGCGCCGCGGTGGAGCACCTCGTGTCACGTACCCGTAAGATCCCCGCTCGTAGCATCGGCAACACGCACCTCAGCGCAGCCGCGCTCCGCACCGCCCCGGCCCCCGCGGGCTCGTTCTGCGGCGGCTGCGGCCTCGCGATCGACGCTGGCGCCCCCGCCCTCGTGTGGGAGTCGCTGTCGATGGTCGTGCGCTACCACGGCGCCCCCTGCCGCGCGCGGGTGGCCTCGTGAGCCGCCGTTACTGGGAGATGTCGCCCGACGACGTGCGCGACGACGACGCGCGGTACTTCGCCGCCGAGGCTGCGCGCCGCGAGCGTGAGGAGCAGGCCGACGAGAGCGACGACGCCGAGGTGTCGCTGTGACCGCGCACCACCCCAGCGCGCTCGAAGCGCCCAGCGCCGCGGACCTCGCGGACTTCGCGGCGTGGCTCACGGAGCGGCAGCCCGAGATCATCGACGAGATCGACCGCGAGGCCACCGAGAGCACGCGCGACGACGGGTGCCTCTACTACGACCGCCTGCCGTCGGATGACGTTGACCCTTTCAACCCCTGGATCACGGCGATCGCCCGCGAGGTGCTGTCGTGAAGGACGACGCCCTGCCCCAGTGGATGCAGCGCGCGCGCTCCCTTGAGGTCGACCGCGCCCGCGTCGAGACGATCCGCGCCGCGGTCGCCGCCGCGTGGCCCCACTACGAGGTGTCGCTCGACGTCGTGCGCCTGGTCGACACGACGGCGACGGCGGTGCTGGTGCTGCGCCAGCACGGCGCCGCGGCGCTCACCACGACGGTGCACGGGTACGACGCCGAGAGCACCCTCGACACACTCGCGTCGTGGGCCCAGGTGACGCCGTGAGCGCGGTCATCGACCGCACGGTGGTCCCCGTCGCGCGCCTCACGCGCCGCGAGCAGTGCTTCCGCTGCGAGCCGTTCAGCGCGGTGATCACGGCCGCGACGTGCCTTGCACGACAGGGCGCGACCTACACAGGCGGGCGGATGCGCGGCCACCTGCCGACGCAGCACCCGGCCCACCCCGAGTGCTCGCGCTGCGAGCTCGGCGCCGCCGTGATGCGCCGCGTGCCCGCCACGAAGTCGACGCTCCCGCAGTGCAGCGTGGTCGGGTGCAACGCGCGCGTCCTCGGCGCGGGCCGCCGCAAGCCGCTCTGCGAGCGCCACCGATAGCAGCGTCGCAGAGAGCCCGCGCGCCCCGGCTGGACGGAGCTACGGCGCGCGCGGTCTCCCTCGGATGCTGCTCTCAACGGACAACATTTCGGAGGTTCTTCGATGACGACTGAGATGACGACTCGCGACGAATCGACCCTTGCCCGCATTGACCTCGACGAGCGCACCGGCGCGAATGCCGTCTCGTCGCTGGTGATGCGCGGCGACCTCTCAGGCCTCGGCCCCGAAGACCGCGCGCGCTACTACGTCGCGGTGTGCGAAGGCCTCGGCCTCAACCCGCACTCGCAGCCCTTCGCGTTCCTGCGCCTCAACGGCAAAGAGGTGCTCTACGCGACGCGCGGCTGCACCGACCAGCTCGCGCGCATCCACCGCGTCACGCGCACGATCGTCGACGGGCCGAAGCTCGTGGACCTCGGCGGGACGAAGCTCGTGCTGTGCGTCGCGCAGGCGTCGCACCCGAACGGGCGCGTCGAGACCTCGACGGCCACGGTGCCTTTTGTCGATCCGGTCAACGTGCTCATGAAGGCCGAGACGAAGGCGAAGCGCCGCGTAACGCTCTCGCTCCTCGGTCTCGGGATGCTCGACGAGATGGAGCTCGAAACCATCCCCGCGAGCGCGCAGGAGCCGGGCGGCGGCGTTGACCTCTCGCGTGCCGCGCCGCGCGCCTCGGTTCCGTCGCTCGCTTCGATCGGCGTCGAGGTGCCTGCCGCGCGCCAGGTGGTCGCGGTGGCCCCCGTCGAGCCGCCCGCCGAGGAACCCTCTCAGACGCTCGTGTCGTTCCGCGGCTCGCTCGCCCGCGTCGACTCGCCCGCCAGCGCCGTGACGCTCTGGCTCGCGGCCCGCCACGAGCTCGTTGGCGACGAGAAGAACCTCGCGTGGGGCGAGATCGCGCACCGCGTCCGCGCCGTGTGGCCGTCGGATCATGAGTGCCCCAAGAGCACTGGTGGCTGGCTCAAGAACGAGTGCGCCAAGGCCGACGCTGCGCCCTCGCCGACGCCCCCCGAGGAGCCCCCGCCGCCCACGGGGAAGCGCACGCGCAAGAGCGCGCCCGCCGCCGATGCCACGAGCTCGCCCGCGTCGTCGGAGGACTCCGGCGACGGTGCCCGCGCGCTCGCTGCGGTGCCTGTGTGGATGAGCAGCGCCGACGCCATGCGCGATCACCTCGCGTCGAAGACGCACGCCCGCGCCGTCGAGGCCAGCGTGCGCCAGCACGGGCGCCATTCGCGCGCGTACGTCGAGCTCGCTGCGCAGCGCCTCGAGGCGCTCACGCCCCCCGACGCCGACGGCGCCCGCATCGCCGCCTCGTCGTGCTCGCTCACCGTCGAGCGCTGGGCACACGAGGGGCCGCGCACCGCCGTCGCGCAGAAGGCGAAGGTGGCGTGATGACCCCGGCTGACTGGTACGCTCTCGGCGTCGACGCCGCGCGGGAGGACATCACCGCCGCGCGCTACGAGCGCGACGCCGCCCTTGCCGACGCGCTCCGCTGCACGACGATCGACGAGGCCCGGCAACGCGTCAACGCGTGGCTGGTGCCCGCAGAGCCCGACGACATCGAGACCGCCGCGCAGGGCTACCTCGCGACGTGGCGTCGCAGCGAAGGGCGGGCAGACTGATGGGCCGCTACATCACCGGCGCGCTCGTCGCGCACAGCGCGCCCGCGGCGCGGGTCGATGGACACTCGCGCGCGTATCTGGCCGCGACCCTCGCGACGGCGTTCTCCGATCACCCGTGCGAGCGTGGCGCGCGGCGCCTGCACGCGGTTGCCCTCACGACGCAGGGCACGCTCGCGCGGCTGCTGCGCCTCGACGAGCTCGACCGCCTGGTGACGCTCGCCGAGGCCATGCGCGACGCTGCACGCGAGGCTCCCGCCGAAGACCGCGTGCCGCTCATGGCGTGCGTCGTGCGCGACCTCCTCGACGGCGCCCCGGCGACGTGCGTTGACCTCGACCGCGCCGTGCGCGAGGCCGTGGTGAAGCGCTACAAGCCGTCGCCCGCGCACGTCGCATCGGCGGCCCGCATCGTCGAGGCGGTGCTCTGATGGCCGCCAAGAACACACTGTTCGCCGACTGCGCGACGATGCTGCTGCGCCGCGCGCTCAACGAGGGCTTCGCGCTCACCATCGTGGTCACCCGCGAGGGCGCGCGCGCAGATGGGGTAGACCTCGACGGCTGCGCAATCAAGCTGACCTCGCGCAGCAGCCAGCTCGCGCTCCCGCTGGAGCCTGAGCCCAACCCCGCGCCGCCGTGCGAGCACCCCGCGTCCGTCGAGGCGACCGCGCCGGCGCCGGTGCTCGATCCGCTCGCGCCCGGCCACCGGGTGATGCGCGTGGGTGACGCGGTGTTCGAAGCAAGCTCCGATGGCAGCGTGACCTGGGTGATCGAGCGCATCGACGAGGAGCGCGGCCTCGTGCACATGAGCAACATGCCGCTCTACGCGAAGACGGTGGCGCGCGCAGACATCCGCCTCGACGCCGCGGACCTGTGGCGCCTTGCGTCGCCGTGGGACCGCCCCGAGGTCGGCGACCGCATCGAGCTCGACGGCCACCCCGTCGAGGTGCTGAGCACCAGCCGCGACGGGTTCGTGTGGCGCGAGGTCGACCCCGACGCGGTGGCGCTCGAAGAGGGCGAGGCGAAGTGGGCCGACGTGATGCCGTTCGCCCCCGGCGTGTGGGTCACGCGCGATCCCGAAGCCGACGAGATGCCCGCCCCCACGCCGCCCCCAAAGGCGAAGCGCGCGCGCAAGCCGCGGGCCCCGAAGGCTGCGCCCTCGACGGAGCCCGCCGCGCCGGTGCCGCATCGGCTGCAGGCCGTCACCGAGGCCGACGAGCTCGCGCACCACGGCGAGCACTCGCTGATCGGGCTGCGCGGCGGCGAGTGGCTCACGCTTGCGACGCGGGCGAGCGCCGAGACGCTGCCCGAATGGCATCTGCGCTGCACGACCGCGTCGAAGGCCGTGCGGGTGCGCGTGTACGACCGCGGCGCGCACTGCACCTGGGACAGCGCAGACGGCAACGGCGAAGGCCACATCCAGGGGAACCCGTGATGAGCGACTGGACGATCTGCATTACGCCCATGCCCACCGAGGAGGCGCTCGACGTCGCAGCGCGCATCGCCGACGCCGAGGAGCCCGACTGCGACGACCTGCTGCTCACCGAGGGCGCGCGCGTGTGCGACGCGCTCCGCTGCGAGGTGCTGCACCAGGCCGAAGTGATCGAGCGTCGCACCGCCGAGCTGTCGACCGCGACGGGGGAGATCGCGCGGCTGCGCGCGGCCCTCGCGGTGGCGACGCGCTCGCTCGAGGCGGCGTCGACGGGCGAGCGGCTCACGACGTGCGACGAGCTGGCGCGGCTGTCGCGCGAGGTCGCCGCCGTCACCCGCGAGCGCGATGCGGCAAACGCCGACGCTGCGGCGCTGCGGGCGGCGGCGAGGGAGTACCTCGCGCTGCGTGACGCGGTGGCAGCACACGACACGTCGTCGCGCCCGTTCACCGACTACGCCACGTTCGTTCTGGCCATCGACAATCTCACGGCGGCCCGCGACGCCCTTCGCGCTGCGATCGGCGGTGCGTCGTGAGCGACCGCATCGCCCAGGCCCGCGCCGCGATCTGCCGCACCCGCGGCGCCGTCGAGCGTGCGCCGAAGACGCCCGCGGCGAGGGAGGCAGGGCAGCGGAAGCTTCGCGCGAAGAAGCTGGCGCACGCGCGGGCGCTGCGCGAGCTCGACGAGGTGCGCCGTGGGTGACCGGGCCCCCGTGGTGAGCGCCGCCATGCACCGCGAGCTCGACGACAACGAGGTGGTGGGCCGTGGGTGAGCCCGCTGCACAGCTGCTCACGGTCGCGGAGGTCGCGGGGCAACTCGCGGTCTCTCGCGATACCGTCGAGCGGCTGTGCAGGCAGGGGGCGCTCGTGGTGTACCGTGTCGGGCGCGCAGTGCGGGTCGCCCCTGCCAGCGTGGAGGCCTACCTCTCCCGATGCCGTCTGCACGTCCCGCAGTCCGTGCCTACCAGCGCGGCCCCCATCTCAAGCGCCGTGGTCGTGTCTGGTACGCGTACGGCGGACCCTTCGGGCGAGGGGGCCAATCGCTCCACACCGAAGACCACGCCGAGGCTGAGACGCGGTTCCGCGCCGAGCTCGCCCGCTCCGGCGAACGACGTGACACTCACGCGGGCGGAGCGCCTGCTCGCGAAGAAACTCTTGCAACCTGTCTGAAGGCCTGGACGGGTGCCCCGCACGGGTACACCCGCCGCACGAAGGAGTCGCACGAGGAGCGCGTCACCTCCGTTGTGGCGTGGTTCACCCGCGCCGGCGCGACGCTCCCCTCCGAGGTCACCAACGAGCTCGTCGACCGCTGGGTGACGGCGCGCTCGGCGAAGGTCGCGAGGCGCACGATCAACCGCGACCTTCGCAGCCTACGCGTCTGCCTCCGGTGGTGCGCCGGTCGAGGCATGTGCGCCATGCCGCGCGCGCTCGAGCGCAAGGGGTTACGCGAGCCGACGCCAGAGGGTCACGCGCAACTGCCCGACCCCGACGAGGTGCGGCGCGTCATCGAGGCCATCCCCTCGCAGGGGTACCGCGACGCGCTGGTGATCTACTACGCGACGGGCTTGCGGTACGAGGAGCTCTACCGCCTGGCGGTCGGTGACGCGCACGACGGCCGCCTGTGGGTGCAGCCGCAGTCGGGCCCCGCTGACACCGCCGAGCCTTCGAAGGGCTACCGGGCGCGGTCGGTCCCGCTCGCTCCCGAAGTGATGCGCGTCGTGGTGCGCTTCCTCGCGTGGCGCGATCCCTCGAAGCGAGCGCTGGGCGCCCACAAGAACGCGCTGCACCGCGCGATCCGAGCTGCCTGCGAGGCGACGAAGGTGCCGCGCTTCGGGCTGCACGACCTTCGAAGGTGTTTCGCGACCGAGGCCGTGCGCCGCGGGGTGAAGCTCACGGTGGTGCGCGATTGGCTGGGGCACCGGCTCACCGGAACCACCGAGCGCTACGTGGGCAGGTATCGCAGCGACGCCGACGTTGTAGCTCCTGTGCCCGCGATGCTCGCCGGGGGTGCTGATTCGCTGCTGAATCCTGGGGCGGAAATCAGCACCAAGGGGCGGCAACTCAGCATGAAAGGCCACCGCAAGGGGCGGGGTTAAGTTGGCGGAAGCACAGAGGAATCGAACCTCCCGCGCGACGCATAGGCGCCGACACCACCGGTTTTGAAGACCGGGGGCAGGAATCACGAAACGCCCCGTGCATAGCGGTTTCGTGTGCTGAGTCGCGGCGAGATTCAGCACCGTGCTGAAAGAGGCCGCTGTTCAGTGCCCGCCTTCTATCACGCCTTCGAACGACGAACGCCCCCGCCAGCCGTGAGGCCAGCGGGGGCGCGCGAGGTTGAGGGTTACATGGCCGACTCCTGCGTGAGGTCGAGGCGAGAGGCCCGACTCTACCGCAGAAGCGTCACCAGAGCATCGTGCGGGCTGCCCGCGGCGACACCGCGAGCGCCGCGAGCGCGCCCACGACGCACACGCCGAGGGCGACGGTGCCGACGACGGCAACGCCACCGACGATGGCGAGGCCGACGCCGTAGCGGGCCCCCTCGACGATGCGTGCGACGCGGGTCACGCCGCCCTCGTCAGCGCTGCCAGCGTCTGCGGGCCAACCGAGCCGTCGGCGTCGAGGCCGTGCGCCGCCTGCCACCGCTCGACGGCGTCGGGGCCACAGCCGCCCGTCGCCCGCAGCGTGCGCGCGAGCCGCAGCGCCTCGACGGCCTCGGGCGACCACGAGCCGGGGCACGCCCACAGCCGCGCCGTGGGTGCCTCGCACAGCCCCCACACGAGGGCGCCGACGCTGTGGCCGTGGCCTTGGAGGTATGGCGACCACGCGGCCCCGTACGGCGCCGCCTTGGCGGGCGCGCGCCCCTCGGCGGCGAGCGCCTCCCACTGGCCCCGCGACCAGGCGACGCGCGCGGCGAGCTCGCGCTGGGAGACGGTGCGCCCGGCCTGCGCCGGGTAGTGCTGCGGCGCGTGGAGGTCGACGAGGGCGAGGTGCGCGCGCGGGATGCGGAAGCTCCTCACGCCGTCGTGCGAGGTCCAGCCGATCGCGAGCGACGGGGCGGTCGCGCGGATCGCGTTGCAGAGCTCGACGGCGAGCGTGTCGAGGCGGCGGGCCTCGGCGGTGTCGGCGGGCGCCGAGGTCCAGTCGCCGACGACGGCCCCATCGCTCGCGCCCTCGCCGTTGAGCTCGAGCAGTTCCGCGCCCATGTCGCGTGCCACGAGGGCGACGCGCCGGATCTCGTTGAGGGCCGCCACGCGCCCGCGCGAGAGGTCGAGGCGGCTCAGGTAGTTGGCGGGCACCCCGAGCCACACGCGCGAGCATCCGAGGCGCCGCACGAGGGCCGCGCTGGTGACGTCGGTGGCGTCGGCCGCGGTGTGCAGCGTGACGTGGTCACAGGCGCGGATCACCTCGCGGCCCTGCGGCGTGTCGAGGTCGCGCGGGAGCGAGCCGTAGAAGGTCGCGCCGATGCCGGGGGCGATCATCGAGGCGCCTCAGTGCCCCAGCCCACAGCGGTTGTCGTGGGCGACTCGGTGCCCCAGCCCATCGCGAGCAGGATCGAGAGAAACAACGTGGTCATGGCGTCTCCGGGAGGGTGTGAGGGATGCGCCCGCGGATCGCGGCGGGCATCTCGTAGGGGGTGGCGCGCAGCCACCGCGCGAGGCGCACGCACACGTCGAGCGGGGGCACGAGGCCCGCGCGGATCGTGGCGAGGTGCGAGCGCATGACGCCGCGCGCGAGCTCGTGGTCGCCCGCGTCGAGGTGGTAGAGGTCGCCCAGCGTCGGCGCCTCGACGGGCAGCTCGCCCGTGAGCACGAAACGCAACCACAGCGCGCACGCGGTCGCGTCGGCCTCGGCGCGCGCACGGAGCTCGCCCGAGGTGTAGTCCACCACGGAGGCGACGCGCCCATCGGCCACCTGCCGCACGTGGCACCACTCGTGGGCGAGCGTGCAGGCCTCCGTGATCGGGTCGGCCACCGCGGCAGGCGAGAGCACGATCACGGGATCGAAAGGGGTCGCGAGCGTGACGCTGGTGCGCTCCGCGCGCTCGTCGAGGGCGTCGAGCACAGGGGCAGCAACGGCGCGCGCGGCAGCCGGGAGCAGGCCCGTGAGGGCGCGGTAGAGCCCCGCGACGGCAGCGAGCGCGGGGTCACCGGGGCGCAGCACCGTCGCGCGGCGCCACGCGAGCAGGTGCACGCGCAGCGCGTTGGTGAGCGCGGGCGTCCACGTGGTGGCCTGGTCGCTCATGGCGCACCCCCATCGACGGGCGCGCAGTGCGCGACGCCGCCGGTCACGACGCACACGCCGCCGACGCTCGCGCAGGTGCGGTCGCCCGCGGGCTCCCAGCGCTGCGACGCGCTGCACACGTAGGGGCGATCGTCGCGGCATGACTGCGCCGCGGGCGTGCAGCCGCTCACGGGCGGCAGGCGCGGGTGACAGCCGTCGAGCGCGAGCCCGACGAGGCCGATCGCGAGGAGCACGGCGCCGACGCGCACGAGCGCGGTGCTGAGGCGGTCGAAGCCGTCGGGGTTGTGGTGGGGCTCGGTCATGTGGTCACCGCGGCGATGAGCGCGCCGACGAGCGCGATGGCGATCGTCAGCAGCGCGAGGGGGGCGGCGGGCGGCGAGGGCGGGCGGTCGGAGGCGTCGGCGGGTGTCGTCGAGAGCAGCGTCGCGAGGGCGACGGCCGCGGTGGCAGCGCCGACGCTGCGCCCTCCGATCGACCGCAGGCCCGTCGAGACGCCGAGGATGGCGCCGATGCCCACGAGCGCGAGCTCGCCGCTGAGCTTGCCCGCCGCGCAGAGATACGCGAGGGCGATCACGCCCACGATGTCGCCGAGCCTGTCGATCACCTGCACCGCGACGGGCGGTGTCCCCGGGGCGCTCCGGGTGACGGGCGCCGGTGTCGAGGCCTGCGCGCGCACGCCGCGCTGCGTGGGCTCAGGCACCTCGACGCCGAGCATGTCGCCCACGAGGTCGCGGAGCACCTGCGCGGCGACGGGTTTCGCCGCGAAGCTCCATCCGCGCGGCGACGCCACGCGCTCGAGCGACGCGGGGTCGCGCCCCGACACGAGGAGCACGGGCACCTCGCGCGAGGCCAGCGCGTCGTGCAGGGACGTCGCGTCGTCGCCGAGCACGAGGTCGAGCACGCAGCCCTGGTAGGTGTGCGCGGCGAGGGCCGCGAGCGCGTCGGCGACGCTGTGCGCGGTGTCAACGTCGGCGAGGTCTCGCAGGAGCGGCGCGAGCGTCGAGGTGATGGCGCGATCGTCGTCGACGATGAGCAGGCGCGGGCGCGTCACGGCATCACGGCCCGCGCGATGCGCCGCGCGAGGGCCACGCGGAGATCGGCGTCGAGCGCTTCGAACGTGTCGGCGTCGCTCACGGGGTGCTTCTCGATGTCGTCGAGCGCGCCCGTGATGAGCGCCGCGCGCTGCTCAGGGGTGCGCGCGATCATCGGGACGGGGAGCGCGGCGTTCGTGGCGTTCGCGATC